TGTTAAAATAACAGACTTACCCAATGATACCCCTCCAAATGATTCTGGTTCTGGAGTATTGAGATTAGTAAATATTAATAATAATACAACGGTTGCAACTAATGTCGGTACTGTTAACTATGGGACTGGGGTGGTTGATATAACGGGTATTACCCCTACCGGTATACCTACCGGGGTAACAGATATTCGAATCACAGGAAGTATACAAGAATTAAACTATAATTTAAAAGTATCTAGAAACGAAATTTTAGTACAAGATGATACAACCACCAATAAAGTAGGTGGTCTGCTAGCTGGTACCACGATTAATGTGTTAGCATCGGTATAACATGGCAACAACAAGAATTAAAGAAAAAGTATCAGAGCTTGTAAGTAGTCAGTTACCTGAATTTATCAGGTCCGACTATACAACCTTTGTTGCGTTTTTGGAATATTATTATAAGTTTCTAGAACAAGATCAGGGTGCTTTAGAGATTGTTCAAAATGCAAGACAATACAGTGATATAGATCAAACTACAGACTCGTTTGTTAATTATTTTTTAACAAATTACGCTAAAGACCTACCTGTAAGCTTATTAGTAGATAAGCCACTTTTAATTAAAAAAATTAAAGGGCTATATGCAGCTAAAGGTAGTACTTTATCTATTGAGACGCTTTTTAAAGTTTTATATGATACTGCAGCACAAACTAACCACCCGTATGATTTTGTATTAAGACCTTCTGATGGGCAATGGAGTCTCAGGTCTTCCATTCGCGTACTTCTTACGTATGGAAGCGCTGCAGATATTGAAAATAGATTTTTAACACTTTCAAAAAATAATATTAATTATACAGCTGAAATAGTAAGAGTTAAAAGCCTTAGCGCTAATTTATACGAAGTATTTTACCACAGTGCTTTCCCTGTCCCATTCGACATTGACGACGTTATTACAGTAGCTGGTACAAGCGGGGTATTGTTTACCGGTACTATTAAACCAACCACTACGAGTTGGCAAATTATATCTGGGGGTGCAGGGTTTAGAGTTGGGCAAACCTTTAACGTATCAGTAGGTAGCGGTGTTGATACCTTGGTTAGGGTCATAAGAGTTAGCTCAACAGGTGCCATTGAAATATTAAAATTATTAAATTACGGTTATAATTTTACTGAAGATCTAAGTATTATTTTGTCTAATGATTTAGGTGTTACAAAACGAGTTAAATATTTTCAGACAAAAGGTGGTGGTTTTTCCGAGACATTTGAGACTGTTAGAATTGATTCACTAACAAATGCTAGTAGGTATTTTCTAGAAGATTATGTCACACCTTTTGATTATACTGGTACAGTGTTGGTATCAAGCTCTACAACATCTCAGTTACTAACCTCAGAAACTACAACCGGCGTTGAAAACCCTAACGATGCAATTATTAACTTTAAATTAGGCGCTGTGGCTAGGTACCCAGGTGAATATATTTCTACCCAAGGTTTTATAAGTGAACCTGATGTCCGAATTCAGGACAGTAAGCGGTATCAACCATTTGCATATGAAATTCTATCTGAACTAGATATTAGCACCTTCTACAACATAGTTAAAAAATTGGTACACCAAGCAGGTACCAATATGTTTGTTAACAGGGTACTTACAGCTACTGCCAATCTATCAGCTGATGTAAGCGTTGTCACTAGACAAAACGTCTATGCAGATCTTTTCAGTGTATTCTCAACATTAGAAACTGTTGGTAAGTTAATAACTAAACCTGTAGATGTTGATAATGTTATCGCAACTGAAAATAATACTTACACGTTAACCAAACCGATTTCAGACGAAACTTCTGTATCAGATGTAATTACTATTAGTATTACAAAAGTTTTTGATGAAGATGAAGTTACGTTTAGCGACAATTCTAGCTACACATTTAATATGGTAGAAGCAGACAGCGCGTCTGCAAGCGACCAGGTAACAAATCTACAAGATTACACTACGCCAGATTCAGGAGCTGCGAGTTATTTCTTAGAGCAGTACACAGAGGCTGGGGCAACAGTAACATCTATTGCATTCAGCTAACAAACCAAGATAACTTGTATAAATATAACATAGAACTTCTTAGAGGGATAAAACATGTTCACAGAATCGATAAATGTCAAAGGTAACTTAGAAGTTATTCTTTTAGACGAAAACGGTAAGCAAAAAGATTATAGAAAGATTAATAACCTAGTTGTCGCTGTTGGTAAAGATACCATTGCATCTAGAATGGTAGGTAATACTACTGCTATAATGAGTCATATGGCTGTAGGTACTTCTAATACTGCGGCTGTAACATCTCAGACAGCTCTTGGTGCTGAATTAGCTCGGGTAGCGCTTGGTTCTACTACAAGATCTACAAATACCGTCACTTACGTTGCAACATTTCCTGCAGGTACAGGTACAGGTGCATTGACTGAAGCAGGTATTTTAAACGCTGCGTCTTCAGGTAACATGTTATGTAGAACAGTATTTGGTGTTGTAACAAAGGCCGCGGGAGATACTGTGGTTATTACTTGGAACGTTACAGTAGCATAACATGTCATTTCTCTTAAAAGATACTATTCACCGCTCATTGGTGGATAGTGTTTATAATGAATTCTTATCACGAAGAGCCAACTATTACTATTTTATTGGTAATATAATTGAGTGGGAGAGTCCACAGTCTCCAGAGATCCCGGAAGTTACGCAAGACTATGAATATAAGACCCGTAATGGTATTCTTAGTGTTAAGAAAATTAATTTAAGAGACGTTTCCTATGTTGTCCCAAGAAGAAACTGGGTTACAGGTACAGTTTACGATCAATTTGACGGTAATTACAGTAATACTTTTACAGCCTATTCTGGCGCTACAAGCATTAAGACAGCTAACTTTTATGTATTGACAAGCACGTTTGGTGTATACAAGTGTATATTTAACAATAACAATGCTGCATCAACGGTAGAGCCTTCAGGTCAAGACATTACAACGTTTACAACAGCTGATGGTTACATTTGGAAGTATCTTTACACTATTCCACTTTCTTCACAAAATCGATTTCTAACATCGGATTTTATGCCGGTACAAAGAGCGGTAACAAACGCTTATTACTCAGAAGGAGAGATAAGTAGTATTACAATTAACAATACCGGGACAGGGTATTTAAGTAATGATAAGGTTACCTTAACTGTTACGGGGCAGTTTTTAGGTGGTACAGGAAATTCAATTGCTAATTTAACCCCGGTGTTTAATACATAAGGTGAGTTTATTGATGTAAAAATTAGAAATGCTGGTGCTAATTACAAAACAGCAACTATCACTATTAATGATGAAGGTGGTACAGGTACGAGTCTGCTTAACAGTATCAGTAATGTAAGAATATTTAATACAGGTGCAGGTTATAGTGCAGCAGCAATTGCTAATACTACAGCAACTATTACAACATCTGGTCTAACCCAGCCTACATCTAATGCTTTTGCAAACTTAATATTTAGTAGCAATGCTTTGGTAGATGTTGTACTGACTAATAGGGGTACAGGTTATACAACCGGTACTCGAGCAAATACCACTATTTCTATAAGCACAACCGGTAACAGTCAGCCTACTTCTAACGCAACTGCTAACTTATTCTTTGCCACTTCTGCTATTCTAACCCCTGTGTTACGTAACGGGTCTATACATTCAGTTCTTATTGAAGATGAAGGTACTAAGTATAGTGCTAACGTACAAACAACTATCTCAGCCATTGGTGATGGTACCGGTTTTGTTGCTACACCCTTTGTTAATACCGCTGGTCAAGTTGAAGATGTTATAATAGAAAGCCGCGGCGAAGGGTATTCGTATTTAAACTTAACTGTTGCAAGTGCAACAGGTACGGGTGCTAATTTAATCGCCAATCTTTCTGTAGACGATATTGACACTTTACAGACCGTTGTAGAACTTTCTGCTGTTAGCGGTGGTATTCATGCATTTAGAGTTAGTAATGTTGGTAATGGGTATTCGTACGCCAACGTTATATTATCCGGAGACGGGGTCGGCTTTTTAGGTAATGCAGTTATTGTTAACAATACAATTAGTTATATTTCCGTACTAACTCCGGGTTCTGGCTATACGTATGCTAACGTAATAATAACAGGAGATGGAGCAAATGCAAATGCATCAGCTATTATTTCTCCTTACAGAGGTCATGGCAGTGACCCAGTTAGTGAATTATTTGCTGATACGTTGATGTTTACATCTACAATAAATAATGAAAAGAACCAAGGTGTTGATGTAAAGAATGATTACAGACAGTTCGGTATCATTAAAGATCTAAAACAATACGGTAACGAGCGCGCATTTGTTAACGTTATTGGTAGTGCATGTTATTTGGTAACGGTAGACACAACTACTGGTCTTGAGCGTGATACGATTCTATCTCATACTGCAGGATCTTCAAAGCGGTATTTTGAAGTAGTTGAAATAATTCCTGCTAGCAATCAAATATTAGTTCAAAACAAAAACAATCACGACGTAAGTACAGGTGATGTATTAACTGATGAAACAACTGATCTTAATTATACCATCACTGATTTGACAATTTCTCCCACGATAAATAAATTTAGCGGCGACTTGCTGTATATTGACAATAGAACATCAGTTAGCTACAGCGAACAACAATTAGTTACACTAAGAACAGTAATCAAATTATAACAGGTAAGAGATGGCGATTAA